TACGCCGCTCTCCGTGGCCCGCCAGCCGCAGGCCCTATGGGTCCTCCGCTATCGCCCCTTCCGGAGCATTGCGACGGTCGCCCGCACATCATCATGCACCGAGCCGCCCTTGTCGTCAGGAGGGGGCGTTACGACGTGCTCCGTCCGAACGCTTGAGGAGGCCGCCTGAGCCCGGGCCGTCGACGCAGAGCGTTCGGCGTGGGCTTTGGCTTCTGCTCGCTGCTTCAGCGCCTCCTGAATGGTCGGGTGCCGAGCAACCACTGCATCGTATGCGTCTTGCAGTGAGAGCGCAACACCTTGCATGCCGGCTGCCTTCAGGTGCACCGCCACCATCTCGCGGACGGTATGCCGGCCATCGGGCATGGGCTCATCGATGAACTCAGCGGCCTTGGTGAATTCCTCCACCTCGCGCGCCATGGGGGCAGTCTGAATCTCCCTCAACTGGGCGCGCAGTTCCTCGAGTTCCGAGCGGAGTTCATGGTCTTGCTGCTGCCCTCGATGCTGCTGTGGCGCCTCCTCCTGCTGGAGAGCCGCGTCGAGAAGCCGAATGTCCACCCCCGATTCGCGGAGAATCTGGGCAGCGATGGCGGCTCGCTGCTGCGCAGGGGCAGTCTGGAGCTGCACCGCCTGTCGGATGATTCCCTCCGCCCACTGGGAAGGCTCACCCTGGATGTAGGGCCGGTAGGGGGCGAGCGTCTTCTCCCATGTCTCCACCTGCTTCCGGTGCTGGGCTGCCTGCTGCACGAGGTTCCGGGTAGTGCCCTCGACGCGGTAGACCTCCTCCTGTACCTCGGGAGGCAACTTCTCCCAGTGCTCACGAATGATGGGGCGCCACGACTGTGGAGCGGTCCGCTTCTGCGGAGTAGGGGCGACAGGCGCCTCAGGTTTCGGGGGGACAGGAGTGGCCGTTTCCTGCGGCTTGTCCTCTCTTTTGGCGAACCTGCCGGATTCGTCCCGGGTGCGGCTCGGGGTGGGATGGCTGTCCAGCGGCACCCCCATAGCGGCACCCTCAGGCACTCCGACAGGCACGGGACTGTCTCCGCCCGCTGGAGCCTCGCCCTTTCCGCTCACCTCCGTCATTGCGGCTCGCACGTCTTCGCCGATGCTCATTAGCGCACCATCTCAAGCAGGCGGCACAGCGCATCATTCAGCAGCCGCTTGTCATCTTCAGTCGTGTTCGGGTGCTCGAAGAAGCCTTCGAGGGCATCAGCCAGGGTGACGAGGTCGCGCGACCTCCGATCGGCCTTGGCCATTTCGTACGTCCCGCCGAGTCGCACATGCTCGGCGCGCTGGCGCAGCCACACAGTGTCGTGGGGTCCATTCGTCGCGACTGGTAGTAGGTCGTAACCGGGCATGGCCCCATCGGGCGGCAATGTCGCATCAAGCCCCCACTTCTCTGCCTTCGCTTCGTCACTCATCGCTTCTTCCTCCCTGCTTCATAGGCCGCTCGGCCCACGGTGTCCTTGAGTTCCCTGTCCACCCGCACAACGCCCATCCGCTGCTCGCTCTTCTTCTGGTTGGCTTTCTGCCACGTCTCGGCGAAGTCGCTCGCATGGGCCAACCCTGTCGCCTTCATGTAATCGCGCTCCTTGGCCCGCGAGCCGATGTCCGTCCCGTCCGTGGCTCTCGACCCCTCCCGCCACCTGTCGGTGAAGAGGGGTTGCCGTTCCTCGTAGCGCTGGTAGTCGGGCGACACCTCTACGGGCTCGGGGAGCGGACGGCCACCATCGGTGTAGGTCCAGCGACGGCGGGTCATCGGACTTGCTCCTCGCATTTACGGCGGAGGTTGAGCAGCCACCGCTCACGTCCCGTACGCGTGTTGACGGCGTACACCCAGAAGTAGACTCGGATGATGAGATACAGCCCCACGACCGCGCCAACGACCAATAGCGTCGTTCTCATGGCTACTCCATCCACTCGAAGACGCGCATGGCTCGCGCAAGGGCCTCTTTGGCGGTGACCACGCCCGTATCGGCGATGAGCGTGCGCAGAGCCGTGAGCACCTCCTCGCGGGTGAAGACGCGGGGGCGTTCAGCATGTCCGACCGCGACCACGCCCACATTGAGCGTCGTGACGCCATCGAAGGAGATGTGTGCCCCGCCATCCTGGCCGATGCTGGTCTTACCTTCCGGACACTGTGGGCATGAGGGCCCGTATATGCCATGGGAGCATGCGAATGCGCTTATGCCGTCACCAGTAACGCGCCCCTGCGCGTTGACCGCCGCCACCTGTGCCGGGTTTGGGATAGGAGGTAGCACCGCAGTTAGGCCGACGGGTTCACCAGTGGTCTTCCCGTATTCGCGAGCCGCTGACGTCATGAACATCGACTGTTCACCCGCTGCGACTGCCTGCGCAATCCGCGCCGAATCGCTCTGTGTCTGCGCCGCCTTTGCTTTGTAGGTCCGTTTCGTGGCGATCTGCTGGGCGAGCATCTCCTGCCGTGCCTTATAGCGCTCGCGCAGGCCTTCGTGCAGGGGGCAGAATCCGCTGCTGTTGGCGGCAGCGGCGCACCGCTCGAAGTGGTTCAGCATCCCATCAGTCCATCCGCACAATTCACCAGTTATCACAGCATTCCTCCTGTGGGTCCGACTTCGTTCGGCTTCATGGCCTGAGACAGAATCTGCTTCTGGGCGGCCTCCAGCACGTTCTGCTCACGCTGGTTTGCCTCCCGCTGCGCGTCTGCCTGCACCTCGGCCTGCGTGCGGACGAGGTCAGCCTGTAGTTCGTTCTGCGTTTTCTGCTGATCCTGCTGGCCCTTAAGCATCTGCACCTGCAGTTTGTTGTCCTGCTGCTGGCTCTGCTGGGGTTGCTGCGCCATCTGCTCGGCGGCCTGAATGGCGTGGTCAAGCACTCCCTCAAAGCGCTTGGCTGCGGGGGAGCCGGCAACGTGCGCTTGCAGCATGCGGAGAAGGAAGGGCAGTGAGCCAGGAATCTGCTGCACCAGTGGCCCCATGGCCTGCATGTAGGAGACGATCGTCTGCAGGAGTTGCGATCCCTCGGCGTTCAACTGGGCGAAGGCCTGCGCGCTCACGGACTCGGGCTGAATCACCACCCGCTTGTGGAAGTCGCCGGACTTGATGAGTTCAGCCGCCTGGCGAAGGATCGCCGGCTCCTCGTCCATGTGCTCGGCGTTCGCCTGCTGGAGGATGGTGGCCGCGTCGAAGTGCTTGGCCATCACCTCCGCCTTGAGCGCCTGAATCTCCGAGGCGAAGCGGACGAAGTCTCCCTGCACCCGTTGCATGCGCGCCGAGGCGAATTGGGCTTTGAGTTCCTGCTCTCCGAGGGTGACGCCTGGACCCTGCCCTTGGCCCCGGAGAATATCGGATAGGCCCGTCACCTCGTAGAGGTCCTGCTTAGCCTGCATGCGCTGTTGCTGGAGCGCTGCGATGGCGGATACCACCTGGTCCAGCGGCATGAAGTCGACGGAGCCGCGAAGGCCGCCCTTCTCCCCAAAGCGAGCCCAGTTGTCGACGCCGATCAGTACGTTCTCTTTCTTCTCGTCGATCAGTCGCTTCAACTGCTGGTTCTCGTTGTCGTAAACGCCCGCCACCTTGAGCGCCTCAGTCAGAAGGGAGATGCGTTCAGTGAGCGAATCCACCTCCTCGTAGAGGCCTTTCGCTACCCGATAGTCGGGGGTGGGGAGCACCTTCGATGTGGAGAGGAGAGAGAACATGGGCTTGGGGCACGGGAAGAAGCGCTCCAGCCCAAGTGGGTCATCCTCGATCTTGAGGCATGCGCCGGCACCTTCGCAATGCCAGAAGACTTTGCGGGAAGAGGCATCCCAGATCTCCCACACGCGGGCGCGAGCAAGCGGATCCTTCCGCTTCGCGTCGTCATCATCCTTCGGGTTGCCATTCGAGAGCGGTACACCAACGGCAACGTCCTTGCCGAACTTCTCCGTTAACTGCGCGAGACTGAGGTCACTCCCGAACGCCACCCAGCGCACGCCGCCGTCCCACACTCGGGCGGGGCTCCAGCGGAAATCCTTCCAGTGCACATAGTCTGTATGCACGCACTCGTAGGTCTTCTTCTTCGAGGCCGGCACAGCAGGGCCCAATTCCCGACCATCTGGGCCCATCACTGCTGGCTTCTCAGGCACATCCTCGAACTTGGCCTCATAGCGAACTCGGTCCACACCACAGCCGGGAAGCATGCGGTCCTTCAACGCATTCTCCAACGCAGTGGCGTAGCTGTCGCCCGTCTTCTCGAGGTCGGCGTTCAGGCTCCGCTCAAGGAGTTCGCTCGCCACGCGGGCAGCGTCGTCATTGGCATCGGCATAGCGCCTATCCACGCTCGCCTTGGGGGTGCCGGCGCCGAAGAGCAGGGACAACTGTGTCTCCACATTCACCGTGAAGAGGTTCATCCCCTTCCCGCCCTCCTCCACGGTGAAGACGCACACAATCTTCTTCCCCTCCTCGTGCCAGTCCGCCACATCCTTGTGGGCAGCCCCCAGTTCCTTGGTCCAGCGCTCATGCCACTCTCGCGCGGATGGCTCACCCTGCTCGGGCTTCTCGACTTCGACGGTGGGGGTCATCGCAGGCCTCCCATGCGCCACAGTGCCATATGTATGGTCTTGGATCCCCAGTACCGCTCAAGCCACTCCTGCACGGAAGGCGGGAGAGCGTCATCCGAAAGGCGGTGCTTGGCATTTGACGGGAACATCATCTCCGCGCGCTCTCGCATCCTCGTTGCGACGAGATTGCTCATCTTGCCGATGTGGGCGGCCGCAATTGGTGTCAGCCTGTCAACGTCGCTAGTGGTCATCAGTTCTCATCCCAGGGGTTGCCCAGCGTGATGGCGTTGGGGGCTGATTGCTGCGCGGTGTGCGGCTGCGCGGGAGGCATGATGCCAGAGAGGCCTACGGCAAGGTAGCGGAAGGCGTCCGCAGAATGGCTGGCCCAATCGTGCAGCGGCTCGCGAGAGAACGTCTGCAGTTTCTCGTTCCAGGCGTACTTGTATGCGGCAAGGGCTTCCCATCCGGATGCGATGCCCGGCTCCGGACTCTCCAGGCACCGAGAATGGAAGCGAATGTCGCCCTCGAGCTGCGTGCGCGCCGCTGCGATACCGTCCGCAATGTCCAGGTTTGGCACGATCCGCACCCGGGCGACCCCGTACTTGTCCACGAACTGCTCTGCGACGCTGCGTTTGGTGGTTAGCGTCTTGGCCCGCGCGTCATGCGGCAGGTGGAAGCACGCGAAGCGATAGCCCCGCTCACGCTCCCACGCATCAAGGACGCGGAAGTAGTGCGAGAGCTCCAGCCCGTTGTTCTCGTAGTGGGCCACCATATCCACGCCGCCAGGGCGCGGAATGACGGCCCAGAGCGCAGTAGCATCGGCCCGACCGAGATCGAAGAAGACATGAAGGCCTGTTAGCGGGTGCTCGAAGGCCCGGAGCCCACCGCGCGCCTCAATGGCCGCGAGGAGATGGCCGTAGATGCTGCCCCTGTCATGCGTCGGGTACTTGGCGCGGAGGTACTCATCAATCCACTCCGTGTCCTTCCCCGCCATCTGGTCGGAGTAGTAGGAGCGCCCCCCATGCAGGTTCTCGAGGTTCTCCGCGTTGGGCCCCAGTGCGTCGGGCTGCTCGTAGAGTTCGAAGCCGCCAGGCTTGTCCTTCGAGAAGAGCTTGTAGCCCCAGTGGCCCGTATGCCACGGGTTGGTATCCATCCAGATGCCATGCCATGACGGTCCGCCATCCTTCATGCTGGGGTAGCGGCGGATGCGGCCGCCCAATTGATCGAGGATGGCCTTGGGCACCTGCCTCGCCTCATTGATCCAAGCAAAGGTGAGTTCGAGTGACAGCAACTTCTTCACGTGCTCCGGCTTGTCGAGGGCGCGAAAAAGCAGTTCGCTCTGCAGGCGCGTCCCGTCTGCAAGCGGCTTGTCGATAACGAAGGTGAAGTCCTTCTCATACCACCGCCCCAACGAGGCCGGCACCCACTGCTCAAACGTCTTCCGGGTGGTGTCCTCCAACTCCCGGTAGGTATTCCGGATGATGACGCCCCGAGTCGCTCGAATGCCGTTGTGAGGTGCCTGCTCAGCCGCCCTGCGCACCAACTCCACAGCGCACCCAGAGGACTTGCCCGAGCCCAGCGGGCCAACCACGCACCGCACGCGCGCATTGCTCCGCATCATGCGGGCGATGGTTGGCGGGGCGCGGTAGGAGAGGGCGATCACAGTGGCCATTGCTCCCGAAACCGTACGGCCATTTTTAGGCACATGCCGCGCACTGAATCATCGTCATGTGGTCCGCCGCACCCACGCAATATGCGCTGCAGCCGCGGGGGCTGCGCGACGTGGACACGTCGGGCGGTAGCCCATCGCAAGTGCCTCATTTCGCCCCCAGGTCGATGTTGATGGACATGGCACCACCCTCAGGACCAGTGTGCTCAAGGTACTGCTGAGGTGCGCCCCACCCACGCTCAGCAAGCCATTTCGCAGCCTCGAGCCTGAGCCGCGCTGCCTCGATCTGTTCCTTGATGGTGCCGCCAGACGCGTCCACCTCGACACCCAGGGCCACACGCATGCCGAAATCGACAAGCGGCTCGCCCTGCAGGCACTTCTCCCTCACCAGCGCTGCGAAACCGTAGGGCCGCCCGCCAGGGTTGCCTGACTGCCCCGGCTTGAAGGGCCTACCTGGCCCTCCACGCTTCTTCCGTGGTGCTGGCTGTTCCTTCGCTGAGGATTCGCTGTTCTTTCGCTGAGGGTCCGTGTTTTCAGCCACGGCATAAGCCTACGCCTGGCCCATCAGCCCGTCAACTGACTTCGGGTCAGAATCCGCCGCACCTCCGAAACTAGGCAGAGCGCCTACGCATGCCGTCCGGAGTACACAGAGCGCTCAGGTGCTGGCAATTTCGCCAGTTCCGCCCGAACCACCGAGATGTGGCCCTCCAACTGCCACCACAACCCACTCAGCGTGGCGGCGGCGCTCTGCACTGGCCTGATGAAGGTGCCCATGAGCGGGCCTCTCTCAGCGGTGCTCGCAGCGACGCGCGTGCTGCTCTCTGCGCTTCCCAGGTGCGACTGGGCGCGGAGAAGGTCCTGCAGCAATTCTTCAAGTTCTGCTCTCTGGTTCATGCTTCCTCCACTGGTAGAACGCTCGGCACCACGAAGATTACACCGCAGGCTGTCCGCTACCGCCTCGAACCTCATGGGCATGGGCCTTACTGGGCGGCCCTTCGCGACAGGCTCAGGCCGCTGAGTCGGGCACTCTCTCTGCCCAGCACCGTCGCTGCCGGGGAGCGATTACGGGCGGTTGAACCACGCCCATCATTCGGGCGTTTCGAAGAGTCTCGGCACCGCCGACAACCCAGCGATCGCTGCCAGCCGCGCCCTGCGCTGAGTCTCCACGGGCATCAGCACGAACGCTGCTAGCGGGTACATGCTTCCTCCGAGACCAAGGAATGGGTGGACCGTACCCACCCCTTCCAGACAGGACAACGGCTCCACCTGTCCTTGGGGGCGCCTCCGTGCGGTTGGCGCAAGGTCAACCGTTCTACCTTCGGGCATTTCGGGCGCGGCGGTGAGGGAAATCGGGCGGCTGATAGGGAGAATGTATCAGCCTGCCAGCCCGTGATAGTCGGAACCTACCGGCCTCTCATGCCCTCTCGTCAGTGGTGAGCCAGAGCGTGGCCTTAGGGAGGCGCATGCCGTGTTCCTTTAGCGCCCACACCGCGAACTTCTCCCACTTCGCCATAGCCTTGCGAATGTGCCTCGCATGGGTCTTGTGGAGGGTCTCCAGCGTCGTAGTCGTGCCGAGATAGCCCTCGTCATCATCCTGTCCCGGGCCGCTCGCGACTGCGTAGCCACATACGCCGCCCTCGTATGCCATGCG